AGCGACCGAGTAGGCACCAGCATCAAACGCACCTTTACCAATTTGAGCAAGGGCAGCAATGCAACGAAAGCCCAAAAGGAGTTGTGGCTGGAGCTGGGCTTCACGGCGGAGGGTGTCGCAAAGTCCATGCAAACGGACAGCATTGGCACACTGAAAGCCGTTTACACGGCAATCAATAATATGCCGTCGGAGCGTCAGGTTGCGGCGTTGAGTACGCTGTTTGGTCAATGGGCCATCGAGGGAAACGCAAAGGTTGTCGGAAACATGGGCGTGTTCCTCGATGCGCTGAACATGGTGGGCGACCCGTCGCAGTACAGCGGAAGCATGGAGCGGGAGTTTATTATCAAGGCCAGCACATCGGAGGCCATCGACACGATGAACGCCAACGCACTGCAAGCCTTGAAAATCGACTTTGGCACCGCGTTCCTGCCTGCGAAGAAAGAATTTAGCCTTGCCATGATCGACTTCCTGAATGAGATTCGGGACAATATGCCGGAGCTGGCAAAGCTGGCGGAATCGCTGGGAACGCTGGCAAGCAAGGGCGTTTCCAAGCTGGGCGACGCGATGGATTGGGCGCTGCCCTACATCCAAAAGGGCCTTGATTATCTGGTGAACAACGGAGATCAGGTTGCGTCCGTTCTGGCAAAGGTGGCTGCGGCTTTCGTGGCTATGAAGTTTGCCCCGGCTGCGGAGGGCCTGTTATCCGGCGCGGGCGGCTTGCTGTTTGGCAGCGGCACCGGCGGCGGAGGCACCGGCGGCAAGGGCGGCGGACTATTCGGCGGCATCAAAAACCTGTTCCAGAGCGGCCAGAAAGCGGGCGCTGCGGGAGCGGGTTTCTTTTCTGCTTTCGGTGGCGCATCGTCCGGCGGCGGTTTTCTGTCTACGCTGGGCGCGACGGTTTCCAGCCTTGTGTCCGGCAACGGCATCAAGGGTACGACCGGGCTGCTGCAAGCTGCGGCGGGAACGCCGGGCCTGCTGTCTGGCTATACGGGCGTGGGAAGCGCCATTAAAACGGCTGTGGGCGGAAGCTCTGTCGGCCAGTACCTCGGCGGCATCGGCTCCTCGCTGGGCGGCCTTGGGCAAACGCTGGGCAATACGAAGCTCGGCGGCATGATAAGCGGCGCACTGAATACGGCGACGCTGGGCCTGCGCACGAAGATAGCGGGCGTGGGTGCGGCTGGCATCATTCAGGGAAGCATCCTGAAACAGAATTTGGGCGGACTACTCGGCAAGGCATCAGGCTTTGTGGGCGGCATCGCAAATTCCGGCGTAGGTAAGGCTATCGGCGGAGTGCTGGGCGGAGCGGGAAAAATCGCAAGCTCCGGCGCTGGTGTGCTGGGTAGTTTTTGGGGGCCGCTTGCGGGCGGCTTTGGAAGCCTGCTTTCCGGCGCGTTGCCCATCGTGGGCGTGATCTCCGGCATTATCGCCGTGGTGAGCATCCTGGGCGACAACCTGGAGGGCATCAGGAACATCATTGGAAGCGTCTTTGGTGAACAGGGGCTTGCTGTGTTTGACAGCTTCACCGGGGCTTTGGGCCAGGTGGGCGAGTTCTTCAACAGCCTGTTTGCAGAGGGCGGCGTGGCAAACGCGCTGGCACCGCTGCGGGAGGGCATCGCAAACCTGTTCGGCCCGGACGCGGCGGCGGCCTTTGACGGCATTACCACCATCCTGCAATCGGTGATGGGGGTTATCCAACAGGTCGTGAATTTTGCCGTTACGACGGTAAAGCCGATCATCCTTGATGTGTTCAATTTCATCACGCAGACGGTTATGCCGATCATCCTGCAAACCATTTCGGCGGCGGCCCCGTATATCTCTGGCATCATCAGTGGTATCGGGTCGGCGGTTATGACGGTGGCACAGATCATCGGCACGGCAATTCAGTTTGTTTGGCCCATCATTGAGGGTATCGGAACGGCGTTGCTGAATGTGGGACAGGTTGTTATCCCGGCTGTCCTGGCATATTTCAGCGTATTCGCCGAGGGTCTGACCAACGCCATCACAGGCGTTAAGACGATCTTTGAGGGTATCATCACTTTCATTACCGGCGTTTTCTCTGGCAACTGGAGCCAGGCGTGGGAGGGTGTGAAGTCCATCTTTGTGGGCATCTTTGACACGCTGGGCGCTCTGTTCAAAACGCCGATCAATGCCGTTATCTCCCTTATCAACAAGGCGATCAACGGCATTAACGGGCTGGGCCTGACTATCCCCGACTGGGTGCCGGTCATTGGCGGCAAGAATTTCTCCATCAACATTCCGCAAATCCCCATGCTGGCGCGGGGCGGTTTTACCAACGGCGTGAGCATCGCGGGCGAAGCGGGAACGGAGGCGGTTATCAGCTTCCAGCGCAGTGTCCGTAGGGACAACCTGAAAACATGGGCGCGAGCGGGCGAGCTGCTGGGCGTAAAGCCTGTGGAGCTGGCAGACATCCCGGCCCCGGAGGGCGGCGGCTTTGGCGGCGGAGGTTTTACCTTTGCACCGCAGATCACCATTCAGGGCAACGCAGACCGCGACGCGGTGGAGGCTGCCCTTGCCGAAGCACAGGCGCGTTTTGAGGCGTGGTATCTCCAGATGCAGAGAAAATACGCACGGACGGCCTATTAACAGGAGGACGGTATGGCATACATCACCAAGAGCGGCGACACATGGGATGTGATCGCCAAAGAGGTCTACGGAAATGAATACCATGCCGATGTGCTGATGGCAGCAAACCCGGAACACATCGGCACCTTTGCGTTCAGTGCCGGGGTGGAGCTTTCCACCCCGGAGCTGGCGGAGGTACGGGACGGTCTGCTGCCGCCGTGGAAATACGAGGCGGCCTATGATTAAGACCAGAAGTGTGGCGCTGGATGTTCTGTACAACAACGCGCCCTTTGCTGGGCAAGTTGGGGCAGAGATCGAGAGCCTGACCTACACGGACAATGCGGCTGATAACAGCGACAGCATTGACATTATCCTGAACGCCCAGGACAGCAAGTGGCTGTACGGCTGGATGCCGGAGAAAGGCGCTACCCTGCGACCGATCATCCGAGGGATGAACTGGGAGCGGGAGGGCGACCGGCGGACAATAGAGTGCGGCTTGTTCGTTCTGGACGATGTGAATTATTCCGACGCGCCGACAACCTTGCAGGTGGGCGGCGTGAGCAAGCCGAGCGACAGCGATTTTTCCGAGCTGGAGCGGGAATACATCTGGAAAAACACCTCCATCAAGAGGATTGGCGCGAGCATTGCGGCCCGGTACGGACTGGAGTTTTCCTATGACGCAGACGACTACGACATAGAGTGCGACGAACAGGACGGCACGGACAGCAGCTATTACAACCAGCTATGCAAGAATTATGGGCTTGTGCTGAAAGTGTACGCCAAACGGCTGTGGGTGTATGACAGGGAGAAGTACAAAGAAAAACGGTCTGTGCGCACCTTTCATCGGTCGCAGATCAGGCCGGGGAGCTTTAGCTACACCACCACCCTGTCCGGCACCTATACCGGCGGATATTTCAACTACACAGACCCGGACAAGGACATTGACATCGTGTGCAGCGTGGGCGGCGGAAGCCACACCAAGAGCGTAAACCGCAGGGCCACCAGTGTTTACGATGCCAGCGTCCAGCTCTGCGCGGAGCTGAACAGCGCAAACCACGGCACGGCGAAGCTGCGCTTTGGCGTGGATGGTGAGTGGCTGGTGAGTGCTGGAAACAGCATTGATCTGACCGGCTTTGGCTGCCTGAACGGAAAATACTTTGTGGACAAGGTGACACACAAGGTTTCCAAGAGCGGCTTTACCACGGACTTTGAGTGCAGCGGTGTCGGCAAGGCGTTCCATTACTGGGATGTGGGCGGACAGATCGAATACCACGAACAGGAGGACGACGAGGCCGACAGTTACGACAGCACTTATTCCACCACCAGCCCGGCGGCAAATGCGGCCAGCTCGGCGGCGGGTGCCACGGCGGGCGCTGCGGTCACACTGAACAAGGCCCCGCTGTATGTCTCCAGCACGGCGACCAACAAGGCGGGAACAAAGAGCGGCACTTACTACTTCTACGACGGCATCCTGATAAACGGACGGTATCGCATTACCAACAGCGCCGCCCGATGCGGGAAGCTGCCTGTGGGGCAGAATGTGACGGGCTGGGTGCCTGCCAGCTATTGCGTCACCGAAACGAAAGAGCTGCCGACCAAAAACAAGGACATCCAAATGGTGGCCTTGAAGTAAACGGCGGAGGTGAGACAATGGCAAGCACCAACAGAACGGGCCGGGTCAGTGCCATCGACTACAAAGCGGGTACTTATGAAGTGACCTACTTTGATCGCGGAAAAAGCGTGACCCGCCAAATTAACGCCATGAGCAACGGCGAATACAAAATGCCCACCATCGGCCAAGTCGTCAGCGTTGCCCACAACAGCAACGGCACGGCAGCGGCTACCACCACCGGCACGGTCTGGAACAAAACCAACCGCCCGGCGGAGGGCTACAAGGGCCTGTACCGCAAGGAGTATGCGAGCAAACAGGGGCAGGCGTATGACCGATACGACGAGAACACGGGTGTTTATACCCAGTATGTGGACAAGCGTACCGGGCGCAACTGCAAGGGTGAAATCTACGACGAGGCGAAAGGGCCGATCAGCCTGATTGCCGGTGGACAGATTCAGCTTAAAAGCAGTGCTTCCAGCGTGAGCATGAACGCCAAAACGGGTGTGGGCATTGTGGCCGGTACGGCGGTAAGCATCGAGGCGGGAACATTTGTCAGCGTAGAAGCCGGAGCCGATATGAGCCTGAATGTAGCGGGCAAGTTCGACCTGTCCGCCAAGAAAGGGCTGGAGTTCAACATCGAGGGCGGAGAAGCAAAGCTGACCATCAACGGCGCGGTTATCACTGTAAGCGAGGCTGGGGATGTGGATGTGACCAGCCCCACCAAGATCACCCTGTCCGCGCCGGAGATCACCGCCAGCGCGGCGGCGGGCGATTTGACCATCCAGGGCGTGAGCCTGGTAAACCACACGCACAAGAACAGCGGCAGCGGGCCGCCTAACAAGTAAGGGGGGTATAGCGTTGGCAGTAGGTAGTTTTATGGGCCGGTCGTTCACGGTGAGCAACCGGCGCATCCTGACCCCCAGCAACCTAAAGGGCCAGACCGGCAGCGAGTGGGCCACCCACAGCCGCACCGGGCAAAAGGCGCGCAGCCAGTGGATTGCACCGAAGCTGCGCAAATACACCTACGATCTTCTGTTGCGGGCGCAGGACGGGGTAAACCCCCGTAGTACGCTGCAACATTTTCAGAACATGGCGGAGAGCAACCGGGCCGACTGGTTTATTATCGGCGGCTCCCCGATCTCCCCAAACCCGTTCAAGATCACGGACATCAGCGACGAGTGGGCCGTGGTGCTGAATGGTGGCACGATGGTTGAGTGCAAGGTGAGCTTGACCATCGAAGAATACCTGTAAGGAGGTGGCGCGGATATGCTGAATGTGAAAGACCCGGCAATCGAGATCGTGGCGGGAAGCGTTGACGACGAGCGGGCGGCGGAGATTTACCGCAACCTGTCTGTGCTGTACGGAACGCAGACCGGCGAACAGGCGCTTGATCGGGATTTTGGCATTGACATCAATGCCGTCAGCGCGCCGCAGGCAAACGCGCAATCCCTCCTTGCGGCGGAGTATGTGCGAAAAACCCGGCGCTATGAGCCGCGGGCAAGGGTTGTCCGCGTGGAGTGGTCGGCGGGTAATTCGCCGGATGGAAATATGACCCCAAAGGTGGTGATCGAGATTGTCTAATATCGCTGAACTGGCGAACACGCCGGAATTGAGCTTTATCGAAAACATGACCTTGCAGGAGACGGAAGAACAACTGCGTGAGCATTACATCAGACTTTACCGAAACCTGACCGGGAAAGAGCCTGATTTGGGCGAAGCAGATGCCAAGAATCTGCTTATCAAGGCGTTCAGCCTGATCGAGTACCAGACCATGCAATATGCCGATGCCAAGGGCCGGGCCGAGCTGCTGAAAACCAGCACGGGCGCGGCGCTGGATGCCCTGGGCGCTCTGGTGGGCGTTACCCGGCAGGAGCCGACCAAGGCGACGGCAACGGAACGCTTCACGCTTTCCGAGGCACGGGCCGAGGTGGTGGCCGTACCGGCTGGCACACGGGTCAAGACGCAGGACGGTAAGTATTTCAACACTCTGGAATACGCCGAGATCGCGGCGGGAGAAACCAGCATTGAGATCATGGTGCAGGCGGAGGAGGCCGGAGCGGGAAGCAACGGGCTTTCTGTTGGCAGCGTCAATATTCTGGTTGACCCCATCCCGTACATCGCCAGCGTTACCAACATCACCCAGTCCACCGGCGGCCTCGACACCGAGAGCGACGACGACCTGACGCGGCGCATTTATCTGGCCCCCAGCGTTTATAGCTGCGCCGGGCCGAAAGATGCCTACGAATACCATGCGCGGGAATGGCGAAGCGATGTGGCGGATGTCCGCATTGACAGCCCGGCCCCGTGTGTGGTCAATGTCTATTTCACAATCGAGGACGAGACAGGGGTACGCCTGCCCAACGAAACCGAGCGGGCCGCTATGGAAGCTCATTTGAGCGCCGATACCGTCCGCCCCTTGTGTGACCAGGTATCTTGCCTGGCCCCGGAGGAGCTGGAGTATTCCATCGCTGTGACCTACTGGATTGGTGAGAGCGACCAGCGGAGCGTCAGCGAGATTCAGGCCAAAGTGGGCGCGGCGGTGGCTGACTTCCAGACCTGGCAAAGAAAGCTGGGCCGGGACATCAACCCCACGGAGCTGATCGCCCGGCTACGCGAGGCCGGGGCAAAGCGCGTCAAGCTGACGGCCCCGGACGACATCACTGTTTCCAGCGTCATGCTGCCCAAGTGTACCGGCGCGACCGTGACATACGGAGGGCTGGAGAATGATTAAGAGCCTGAAAGATGCCCGCATCGTTGACGGCCTGCCCCGCATCGTGGCGGAACAGCCGTGGGTCAGGGCGTTTTCCGAGGCCCTGGGCGAGCTGCACCAAAAGACGCTGGAGCATATCGACGGCAGCCAAATCTATACGGCCATCGACACGGCGGCGGAGCCTGTGTTGGATGCCCTGGCGGTCAACTGGAAAATCGACTGGTACGACACCGGGTACAGCATCGAACAGAAACGGCGCATCGTGAAAACGGCGCTGACCATCCGCAGGACGATGGGAACGGTGGGCGCGGTGAAGTCCCAGGTGGATGCCATCTATCCGGGAACTACGCTGGAGGAATGGTTTGACTGGGGCGGAGAGCCGGGCTTGTTCCGGCTGAATGTGGATGTTACCACCACCGGCCCCGGAAACACCATCGACATTCACGGTCAGGCAGAAATCGAAAGACGCTTGACCACTGCCAAGCGATACAGTGCGCACCTGGAGAGCATGAGCTACCAGGTGCGTCATGCTATCGAGGTGGCGGCCAAGGTCGCGGTCTATGCGATCAAGCCGCCTCTGTGTGGGACGATCTACTGCGGCACCCGGCCTGTAATCTCAACACTGGGATGGAGCGGAGGCCGGACGGTAGCGGTAGCGGGCGCGCCGGAAGCGTTTGCTGTGTCGCCGGAGCTGTGCGGCACCTTGCCGCAGGATTCAACGGTGGGATATTCCGTCTGCGGTGCAATGTACAGCGGCGGCGGAGCTGTCGCGGCGGCCTATGCTGGTACACCGTCCGAAAGCGGCGTGAGCTGCTGCGGGACGCTGCCATAAACCGACGGGGAAAGGAGGACAAGGGCGATGGCCTTTTTCAAGAAAAGTTTTCTGGATGCCCGGAGGGGCGAACTGCTGCGCGCGGTGAGCCGCTTCCAGTACCAGCTTAATAACGGGAGCTGGCACAACGGCGAGATCAACAGCAAGCAGATCATCGGCGAGAATGTGGTTGTGTTCGTGAATGTGCCGAGTTCCGGGGCGGCTGACACCATTACCGGGGTGCGCGTCTACGACAACAATGATGCGCTGGCCGGTGAGCAGACTGTGAGCCTGCGCCGGAGCAGCATTAACACGGCGCTGCTGCGCTTCACATTCCCGCTGATCGAAGCGGAATAACAGAAAGGGGGAATCACCATGGCTTACAATCGTACCTTTTGGGTCGATCATGTGACCGACCAGGACGGCAATGTTATCCAGCAGGGTACTTTGCTTGACCAGCAGCACTTCAACAATCTGGAGCGGGGTTTGAGCGACGCGGGCCTTGCCCACGCCATCATGGCCTTTAAGCAGATTCAGGAAGATTACAACATCATGGACGAGCTGCACACCCTGACGCTGGCGCAGACCGGCCTTAAATGGCCGTTCAACAACAAGGAGAACACCATCGCCCTTGTGCAGCTCCGTGAGAACACGAATTACAGCGTGGAGGTTGCCGTGCTGGGTTACAGCGGCGGCAGACTGGGCGACATTCGCGTTCTCGACAGGGCCAGAAACGGCTTTAAGCTGCTGCATGACGGCAGCGCATCCGTCGTCAAGGTGGCGGTGCGCGTCAGCGGCGGCATGACTGACCAGCGCGTAGCTGGATATTAACACAGGAGGAGTGACCAACTATGAAGATCGTTGAAAAGAACGAGGGCCGCAAGATCGACTATGAGCTGAACGGCACGAAGCTGGAGTTTGCCGAAGGCGCGCTGACCATCGACTTGGCCCGCTACCAGAAAGACGACCCCGTGACCCGCGACATCATGGTAGACAGTGACGGCTACCTGATGATGGGCCGTGGCCGTTACTATGTGGCACAGGTGGAAATCCCCGCCCGCGAGTATGAGGAGACGGAGGCCCCTGCCACTATGGCGGAGGACACCGGCGAGAACGGCGGCATGAATCAGCCCGGCGTTATCAGAACGCCCCTGCCCCTGAACACCGACGATGTGACCCTGTACCTGTTTGCCATCGACGGCATCATCATCCATTAAGGAGGAAACGACATGGCTAATTTTGATATGGCGGAAATGGCGCTGAAAAGCGTTTGCCCCAACAACCACATGATCTACGACGACAAGGAAATGCCCAGCATCATGGTCTACATTCCCAAGTTCCGTCTGTGCGATGTGCTGTCCACTGCTGACACCAGCGTACACCCCGCTTTCCGCGTCAACGGCGTGGAGATCGACGGTTTCTATGTGGGCAAGTACCAGACCCATCACTACAACGGCAGAGCATACAGCCTGCCCGGCGAAGATCCCAGTAACACCGCTGGCCTCGATACCTTTGTGAGCTACAACCGCGCCAAGGGCGGCAAGTTCCATGAGATCACCGCTGCGGAGTGGGCAGCCATCGCCCTGTGGTGTCACAAGAACGGCACCGAGCCGAAAGGCAACAACAACTATGGCAAGGACAGCACCGAAACGCTGTACAAGGCCATTCCCAGCATGGCCCGCGACGGCGAGGGCGGAATCCAGCGCGTCGGCACAGGCACCGGCCCCGTCACCTGGAGCCACGACGGCACCCTGTCCGGCATTTGGGACATGAACGGAAATGTTTGGGAGTGGTGTTCCGGCCTGCGTCTGGTGTACGGCGAGCTGCAAATCCTCCAGGATAACAACGCCAGCGACCCCACCGCTGATTTGAGCGCCACCAGTGCCGCGTGGAAAGCCATCAACGCTGCGGACGGCAGCCTGGTTACTCCCGACGGCAACGGCACCACCGCTGGCACTGTGAAGCTGAACTATGCCAGCTCCAAGTGGACTTACAGCACCACTATTTCCGCTGCGACAACCTCCACCGGTTGTACCTTTGCCAGCGTGACCGCTGATGCTACCATCGGCGACGCGGCCAAGCTGCTGCTGAAAGCCCTGGCTATGCTGCCCGATCTTGACCTGACCGGCGACGGCATTGACACCACCTACGGCGGTGACTACTTCTATGTCAACAACGGCGAAGCGGAGCGGTGCCTGATTCGCGGCGGCGTCTGGAGCTATGGGGCCTTCGCCGGGGTGTTCTACTCCAGCCTGAGCAGTGCCCGGTCGAGTGCCGGCGGCGACTTCGGCGGTCGTTCCGCTTTTATTGATTAACTGTACACTGCGTCCTGAATCACTGACTGTCGAGCGATAGCGAGACATCAAGGAAAACTCGCCCCGCACAGCAACGGACAAACGCAGTCCCGCGCTGTGCGCGGGCGAATTTTCAGGATAATTTTCTGTAAAAGGGGGTGAACGGAGCGATGCAGAGTAATATGCCACCGAATAGCAGCTATGAGCCGTTCCGCCTGAAAGAGAAGATCGGCGAAATGATACGGTACGGCAGACCGCTTACCAAGCAATTCAGCCGGAAAGACCGTGATCTTGCCGACGATATGCGTACCTGTATGCTGCGGATGTATCATCTGGCCGTGGAGCTGGAGAAGAAATACTACCGCAAGACTACGGCGCAGGAGCTTGATGTGGAACTGGACTGGATGCGCAACCTCGTGAGGTTGGCGGCGGACAAAGAGTGTAGCGGAGCGAAGTTTGCCCCGCCTTTATCTGTCCACCAATATGAAGTGTGGGCGCGTTACAATGACGAAATCGGCAGACTGTTAGGGCGGTACATTGAATCCATCCGACGGTAGGCCGTTTTTGTTGGGGATAGGCCGTACTGCGGTGCCTGATTCGCGGCGGCAACTGGAACAATGGGGCCAACGCCGGGGTGTTCAACTCCAACCTGAACAATGCCCGGTCGAATGCCAACGGCAACATCGGCGGTCGTTCCGCTTTTCGTCTGTGCTACGCCATTTTTGGGGCGGTGGCTCTGCGCCTGACAAGTGGGTGATGCCTTACGGGGCTTCATCGGTGCGCAGACTAAAAGGGGCCTATCTCCATTCCTGCGAAATGCGGGATAAAATCTGAAATGCCGTGGAGACGGAAACGCCACACACGGCACTGTGCGGAGGCACAGATAGCATGAGCGAGCAAAACCAAATCGCGGTGATTGATGCCGCGTGGAACACGATATGCGGGTTTGAGTGGTTGCTGGAGGCACACCGTAACGCCCGCAAAGGAAAGCGATACAGGCCGGAGATCATGGGCTTTACCGCAAAGCTGGAGGACAATCTATTGCTCGTTCAGCAATACATGATGGACGGAAGCTATGAGCTGGGGCCGTATCGCAAAATATGGGTGTATGTCCCGAAGAAACGGCTTGTCATGGCGCTGGATTACCCGGACAGAATCGTGCAGTGGTGCCTTTATCTGTACCTGAATCCGATCTACGACAAGCTGTTTATCGAAGATTCCTACGCCTGCCGGAAGAATAAGGGCAGCCACCGGGCGGCAAAGCGCCTGCAATACTGGATGTGCCAGGTGCAGCGCAAGCCGGGGCCGGGCTGGTATTACCTGAAACTGGACATCAGCAAGTATTTTTACCGGGTAAACCATGAAAAGCTGCTGGAGATTCTGGCGCGCCGGGTGAAAGACCCGGACATGATGGACTTTATACGGCGGGTAGTAAACAGCACGGCGGAGCCTTTCGGCCTGCCGCGAGGCAGAACGCCGGACAATACACCGCCGGAGGAATGGCAGTACGATGTGGGGATGCCCATTGGCAACCTGACATCACAGCTATTTGCCAATATCTATCTGAACGAGCTTGACCAGTATTGCAAGCATAAGCTGAAAATCCATTTCTATGTCCGATACATGGACGACATCATCATCCTGGGGCCGGACGCGGCAACGCTGCATGAGTGGAAGAACGCCATAGAAGTTTTCCTGCGGGAAGAACTGGCGCTTGACCTGAACAGCAAAACCAGCATCCGCCCGATCAGACAGGGCGTTGAGTTTGTCGGTGTGCGGATATGGCCCACGCACATGAAGCTGCGCAAGAGTACCACCCGGAGAATCAAACGGGAGGTGCGCAAGATCAGTGCTTTGTATGCTGCCGGTGACATGACCAAGGAAGCCTTTGGCCGCCGTGTTGCCAGCATCAGGGGGTTACTAAAGCATACGGAGTGTGCGAGCCTGCGGTGGCGGTTGAACGAAATCTACCGTGAGGAAATGGAGAAAGCAGCGGAAGCGAGGTTGCGAGAGGAGGGAGAGCGTGAGCCATTTGCAGATCATTCAGGAGCTGGAGACGGTGACGGAGATTCAGGCGCGGGCGATCAAGGTTTTATCTATGCGCCTTGCTGAATTGGGCGACACCGAAACCGGGCGCGATGAAATTGCGGAAGCCGACAAGGCGTACCGCGCAGTTGTCGGCGGTGACGAGCTGCCGGACAACTTGAATTGCCCCGTGGGGCAGGAGGAATAAACCCCGATGTACATTGACGCAAACACCATCATTAAGGCGGCCAGCCTTTTGGCTGCCGTCAGCGCCCTTGTTACGGCGGTGATCGCCGTCTACAAGGTGATCGAATCCAACAAGAAGCAAACCGAGTTCATCAACGCCATTCAGGAGGAACAGACCTTGATCTGTTACGGCCTGCGCGGTGCGTTGCAGGGACTTGTGGAACAGGGGTGCAACGGCCCGTGCAAAGATGCGCTGGACAAGCTGGACAAGCATCTGAATAAACACGCCCACCCCCACATTACGGACGGTTGATATGAGTAGTGCAAAGAAGAAGCAGACGAAAAACCGGCGGATGGGATGCTCCAAGAAAGTGGTGCTGTCTGCGTGGAGCGTTTTCATTCTGCTGCTGATCGCGCTGCTGTACGGCCTGTTCTTTACGGAGCGGGATATGGCCACTCTGGCTGTCGTGCTGGGCGCTGACAGCGCAGTTACCGGCACGGCCACCGGCTTTTACTTCTGGAAAGCCAAGGCGGAAAAGAAGCTGGAACTGTTTGAACGGCTTGCGGCCAAGTGGGAAAAGAAATACGGCATCGAAGCCGTTACCACGCTGGCCCAGGTGATCTTCACGGAATAACGGAGGAATGATATGCTGACAGGCAAAACCAACGAGGAAAAAATCTGGAATTACCTGAAAGGTGCGGGGCTGAATGATTACGGCATCGCTGGCCTGATGGGAAACCTCTATGCGGAAAGCGGCCTTGTGCCGAACAATCTGCAAAACACATACGAAAAGTCGCTGGGGTACACCGACGAGGAGTACACTGTGGCGGTAGACAAAGGCATCTACGGAAACTTCATCAAGGACGCGGCGGGCTACGGCCTTGCCCAGTGGACTTATTGGAGCCGGAAGCAGGGCCTTTTGAATTTTGCCAAGGCGGCGGGAAAGAGCATTGGCGATCTGGAAATGCAGCTTGACTTCCTGATGAAAGAAATGCAGGAGGGTTACAAGGCTGTGCTGTCTGTGCTGAAATGCGCAACCAGTGTCCGGGAGGCATCGGACGCGGTGCTGCTGAAATTTGAGCGACCGGCAGACCAGAGCGTGAGCGCGCAGACCCGGCGCGCCTCCTACGGCCAGAAGTATTACGACAAGTACGCCGCTGCGGCTGCCCCAAAGGAGCAGGCCAGCGCGACCTACAAGCCGAGACTGACCAGGCCGGAGGCGGGCAACAAGTATTACATCACCAAGAGTTCCGGCGGCTACTCCGACGCGATCAAGGGCAAGCCGGTGGACGCTGCCTGCAATGTGCTGTCCAACTGCGTGGGCTACGCATACGGCAGATTCAACGAGATCGGCGGGTATGGCTGCTGTAAGTATCTGCGTCCCGTGAACGCTGAAAACTTTATCCAGTTTGCCGGTGGCCTTGAAGTGGGCCAGACCCCGAAGCTGGGTGCCTGCATGGTGTGGCGCAAGGGCGCAACCCTGTCCGGCTCTGACGGAGCGGGCCATGTGGCAATCGTGGAGAAGATCATCAGCGCAACGGAGATCGTCACCTCTGAAAGCGGCTACGGCAGCTCCACCCCGTTCTGGACAAAGACCCGTAAAAAGGGCAACGGCAACTGGGGCGCGGGAAGCGGTTACACATTCCTGGGCTTCATATATAACCCTGCCGTCAAGGATGGGGCCACCGTCGTTCCCTCTACCCCGACACCCAGCACCGGCACCACCAGCGACGAGCTGAAATACAAGGTGGGCGACAAGGTGCAGTTTGTGGGCAAGAAACACTATGTCAGCTCCAACGCGGCGAGCGGGAAAACCTGTAAGCCGTGCGAAGCAAAGGTTACTGCAACCAACAAGGGCAGCAAGCACCCGTATCATCTGGTCGGTGCCAGTGTGTACGGCTGGGTAGACGAGGACGATATTGCCGTCACCGCCTCCGCTGATCTGGCGATGGGCGACCGGGTGAAGATGGACAAGTCTGCCACGATCTACGGCACCCTGCGCAAGTTTAGTCCCTGGGTATATTCTGCGAAGCTGTATGTCCGGGGCATCGACGGAAACCGCATCGTGGTATCTACGCTGAAAAGCGGAGCTGTCACCGGCGCGGTGGACAAGAAGTATCTGACCAAAGTGTAAGGAGGACGCAAAATGAATGTTATCAATTTCGTTTTGGCAAACTGGGACTTTATTCTGCTGATCGTGGCGGCACTTGCCGCTATGGTTTATGCCATCTTCAAGGGCAACAAGTCTGTTGTGATGAAGATGCTGTACGCCATGGTAACGGAGGCGGAAAAGAACATGGGCGGCGGCACTGGCTCCTTGAAGCTGGCGAGCGTCATTGAGGCGATTTATCCCAAGCTGCCCGCCGTTATCAAAATGTTTGTTACGGATGCCATGCTGAAAAAGTGGGTTGAGGACGCATTGGCACTTGCCAAAGAATCGTGGGAGAAGAACGCCAACATTGCGCAGTATATCGCACCCGTAGCGGAGTTGGAACAGACCGAATAATAATACATAGAATCCCCCGACCATCGTACACAAATGCGGTGGCCGGGGGATTTTTTGCATTTACGGGGAATAAAATTTGTTGCGAAATTCACCATTTGCGATTATGATAGGGGTGCAAAAGCGACAAAAAGCGACAAGCGAAGCGGAACGGCAAAGCCGACACCGCCCGCGTAGATACCAGAGAGGAGGTTTTTACTGTGCAAACCAAGAGCCGGACATTTAAGCATTTGAGCAGATCGGACAGATTGCGGATTGAGAAGTGGTTGCGCGAGGGTTACAAGCCCCGCGAGATCGCCGACAAGCTGCGCGTCCACATTTCCACTATCTACCGGGAGTTGAAGCGCGGAGAATATGAGCGCCTGGACGGAAGCACCTGGGAAATGGTGACAGCGTACAGTCCCGACATCGCAGAGGAAAGATACCAAGCCAATCTGCGGGAGAAAGGCCCGGAGCTGAAAATCGGAACAGACCATGAGCTTGCCAACTACATTGAGGAAACCATCATCGCCAACGATTGCAGCCCTGCCGCCGTCCTTGGTTATGCACAGATGGAGGGCCGGGAGTTCAAAACCTCTGTGTCTGTTGCGACGATATACAGCTATATCAAAAAAGGGCTGTTCCTGCGGATAACACAGGTAGATTTACCCCGGCGCGGGAAACATAAGGGCAGCTACAAGAAAGTCGAAAAGAAAGAGGCAGCCCGCGCCCCGGCTGGTGAGAGCATCGAGCGCCGACCGGCGGAGGTTAAAACCCGTGAGGAGTTCGGACACTGGGAAATGGACACCGTGTACAGCGGAAAGAACACATCCACCACGGCCCTGCTGGTACTGACGGAGAGAAAAACCCGCTGGGAGAATATCATAATGATTCCAGATCGGCGGGCGGAAACGGTCGTTAAGGCCATCGACGCGCTGGAGCGGAAGTATGGAGCCGTGAAGTTCCGCAAGGTATTCCGAAGCATCACCGTGGACAACGGCGCGGAGTTCTCGGCGGCGGATGGGCTGGAGCGTTCCGCCATCAATAAGACAATCCCCCGGACAAAGATTTATTTCTGTCACCCGTATTCCTCCTGGGAGCGGGGCAGCAACGAAAACCAAAACATTATGATTCGGCGGAAGCATCCAAAGGGAACGAACTTTGCAAAGGTCAGCGCGGCGGAGATCACCGCGACGGAGCAGTGGATAAATAACTACCCCCGCAGAATCCTTGGATATAAGAGCAGCGAAATCATGTTCAGACAGTGTTTGCAGGAGATCGGATTGACCGCATAAGTGAAAAGCAGAAAGGGACGGGGACGATTTATATAATATTTGAGCAACCAAATACCGAAATGCGCAGGCTGCCGACCAGGGATATTGAAGGCGGCCTTGTCGTCATGTCTAAATTAGACAAAATTAGAATGTAAAAATTGTGCGCATTTAATGCTTGACTTTTCCCAGAAATTGCCACAAAAAAGCAAAAGATACCCCCTTCAGATCACATCTGAAGGGGGAAAGAAATCATTCTACGTCCAGATGTGCAAAAGCGCTCTCGGGCAACAGGTCGGAAAGGGCCACGAGAACCGGAGAGAACCCGCCGGTATAGTCCGGCGTGGTGGTGCGCACGGACAGAGGGGCATCTTTGGACGCAAGGGGAAGGGCTACAATGGCATTCAGGCCATCACGCCGCTCCATCATCATGGTGCCCTGATGGAGGGAGATCACACGCTGGGCCAGGACCAGACCCAGACCCGCGCCCTCGCCGGGCTGTGGGATGCGGTTTTCCGGGGGATCACCGGAGAGAAGCTGGGTCAGGGGGCGGCCATCGTCCCGTCCCGGTCCGCTCAGGGTAAGCACGGCCCGGGAGTCTCGCCGGGCCAGGGTCAGCGTTAGCTGACCGCCCTTGCCCGCCGCCCGGGCGGCGTTGACCAGAAGCTCCAACAGGAGCTTTTGCAGAAGCTCGCTGTCTCCGGGAATGAGCAGACTGGTCAGGGGGGAGTCAAAGTGCAGAGAAACACCGGCCTGTTCCAACAGATAGTGGGCGGCGGAGCAGACCTCACGGCACAGACCGGCCAGATCCAGCGTGACGGGGCGGAAGACGAAGCCCCCGCTTTCCATATCGCGCAGAAGATCCAACTGGTCGGTGAGGCGAAGCATCTGGCAAAGGGTGCGGTTCATGGAGGCAAGTCGGGGGTCTGTCGGCACATCCCCTTGTTTGTCCTGAGAGGGGGGCATCAGATGTATGGTCAGAAGAAGTTGAGCCATCTGTTCCCGCAGGCGGCGGATGGTGCCGTCCAACTGAGGGCGCGACATGCCGTCCAGCCGGGCGCAGTGGAGTAGATAGAGGGTGCACTCTCCCGCGGGAGAGGCGGAGAAATGCCAGTTCTGCCCTCCGGCCAGAAGCAGGCCTGCGCCCTCGCCCTTCGGAGGGAGCGGGTCGGGAAGGGGAGCCCCCTCGGCCAGTTCGGGGAACAGTCGGGCGGCGGCGGCGTTGAAGCGGCACACCCGACCGTTGCAGGTGAGCAGTGCGGGTTCCGGAATGGACAGAAGAATAGTGTCGTCAATGTGTGCCAAGAGAAAGTCGCTCCTTTGTCACAGATCAGACCCGGTGGGGTCATGTCAGCCTATGCAGTCAGTGTGTGGAAATTTCGTTGGATTGAGTATACCAAAAACTGGTGTCCCACACAAGAAAAATGTCGAAATCAGCAGATTTTTATGCGAAACGGGGAAAGATGCAAAGATGTTAAAAAAATAACTTGCATCTGCCGGATTTTGGGGTATAATAATGGCGTATTTTAGTATCCCATAATTTTATTTATAAAGGAGACAAACAACATGAGCATCAAAGTTGGTATCAATGGCTTTGGTCGTATCGGCCGTATGGTCTTCCGCGCCAGCCTGAATCACCCCGAAATCGAGATCGTCGGCATCAATGACCTGTGCCCCGCTGAGTACCTGGCCTATATGCTGAAGTACGACACCATGCACGGCAAGTGCGAGGCCGAGATCGGCAACACCGAGACCGCTATCGTGGTCAACGGCAAGGAGATCCCCGTGTCCGCCGAGCGCAATCCCGCTGATCTGCCCTGGGCTAAGCTGGGTGCTGAGTACGTGGTGGAGTCCACCGGCCTGTTCCTGACCAAGGAGAAGGCGCAGGGTCACCTGGACGCCGGCGCCAAGAAGGTCATCATGTCCGCTCCCTCCAAGGACGACACCCCCATGTTCGTCTGCGGCGTCAACCTGGACAAGTACACCACCGACATGAACTTTGTGTCCAACGCTTCCTGCACCACCAACTGCCTGGCTCCCATTGCCAAGGTTCTGAACGACAACTGGGGTATCACCGAGGGTCTGATGACCACCGTGCACTCCGTTACCGCTACCCAGAAGACCGTTGACGGTCCCTCTCTGAAGGACTGGCGCGGCGGCCGCGCTGCCTGCGGCAACATCATCCCCTCCTCCACCGGCGCCGCCAAGGCCGTGGGCAAGGTCATTCCCGAGCTGAACGGCAAGCTGACCGGTATGTCCATGCGTGTTCCCACTCTGGACGTGTCCGTGGTCGACCTGACCGTCAATCTGGCCAAGCCCGCCAAGTACGAGGAGATCTGCGCCGCCATGAAGGCCGCCTCCGAGGGTGAGCTGAAGGGCGTTCTGGGTTACACCGACGAGGC